TAGCCAAGCGCAACAATGCAGTTGACGTAGTGTTTGAAGGCATTGTCAAAGTAAAAGTGCCTGCCGTAATGGTCTGTGAACCAAACGTGTGGACGCTGATAGCTTTGTTGCTTTGAGTTGAGTTGTAGAGCAGCACGGTATCAAAAGCAGTGGACAAAGTTACCGTGGTGTAGGTGATTGATGCGGAAGGAGTCCAGTACGCCACACCTGCTGTTGCAGAACTGTTAGTGGAAGTTGGAGCCGTTGCGTTCGTTACCGTTACACCGCCAGCAGTGTAGTTTGTACCAGACACTTCACCAGTAGCAGAATATGCTGTGGTTGCCGCATTGATGGTTGCCGAAGTCAAATACAGGGCTGCTTTAACAGTGTCTGTAGTTGGTGATGTCAAGCTGCCGCGAGACACAATGGTTGAAGTGCCAAGTTGATGTTGACCGAGCATAAGCTCGCTCATGAATGAAGTACACATTGATTGGGTATTTGCCACTTTAGTTCTCCTTTATCCTATTGAAGCTGTTTCGCCGCCGCCAAAAACTGGCATCTTTTTCAGGGTCACATGGGCAGAACGATGAACAAGCTCACCCTCCAACCAGTACTCAACCCATGTTGTGAGTTCATTGTCATTATCGACTGAGCCTTCCCGCTTTTCAAGCAGAGATTCGTCCATGTCGCCTTTGGTTGTTGTTACGAGTGCCATTACGCGATCCTTATGATTGCCGATGTGTTTGATACAGCGGGGAACTGTACCGTGAATGTTGTTGCTGAAGTCTTATCTGCGCCAAAGTCCAGCACGCAAACTGCGGGGTTTCCACCACCGCTTTGGTAAATCAAAGCCCCACGCGCAGTCAAAGCAGAAGTCCAGACCGCATTGTTGAATGATATATAAGCGGTATTACTTGTACCTACCGTGGGAGTTTGCGCAATCGTAAGTGCCAGCCCACCAGCCGTGTACCCAGAAGCCACAACCTCGCCCGTAGACGCATAAGCCGTGGTAGAGGCATTAAGCGTGGCTGCATTGGTATAGAGCGCAATATAGAACGTCCCCGAAGTGAAGTTGAACGTCCCGTTCATCAGCCCAGTCTTAAAGCCGTTGCACGCAAAGTTTCCTTGAAACGCCATCAACGAACTCCATTATTCTGTGGCAACGGAGCTTCCCGATACTGCCCACTACGATATGCGTCGCTGCGCTCCAAACCATCGCCCAAACGCTTAGCCAAGCCGAGAGCTTCTTTGTACTTGCCGTCATACAAACCAATAATGTCCGCTTCACCCTTCATAAAGGTGTATGCCTCAACCAGCGAACCGTACAGCAGCACTGAATCAAAATTGTCGCCCAGCCATGTCTGGCCAGAAGAAGCAACCGTGATTGATACTGGATAATAGTAGTAGTGCAATTCAACACTGTAAGTCGTGTCAGGTGTTGGGCCAAGGATGAAGCTTAACTCGTTGGTGATAGTTGGGGTTGCACCCGACGTTGTGGTCGGGCCAAACAATGCGTAGTATTTTGGAGTGGCTGTGTCAGTTGGCGTTGGGTATGCTTGTCGAATGAAGTTCACATCTTTGTTCAACAAATAGTCATAGCTACCATCCGTATTGATTACCGCCAAGGAATATGTTGACAGGAAATCATCAGGGCAAGCAAGATACTTATTGTTGGCCGTGAGCGTACCAGTTACGTTTTTGCGGATAGACGGAAACTGAATCGTGTTGTAGATGCGTTGCTCCGCCTGCTGGATGAACCGATTTAACTGAGCCGTAGACGAAACCGTAGACGAGTCCGCAAGCGTAATCGCCGGAAAATTGTTTTCCGTATAGGTTTGTATTGCGGCTACAAGCTCAGTGTAAGTCATGCCATCGGGCCTCGTGCCATCAGACCTTTAGTAGCTGCGCCAGTACCACGGACTTTGATGCCGTCGGTTTTGACTTGCTCGTCACCAGCAGCTTTGCTGATATTGCCAACGCTCATATTGACCGTGTCGGCTTTGCTGCGGTTTGGCATAACGCCGGGAGTGGAGGAAATCTTCATTGCCTTACCATCCATAGTGTGTGGCTCTGCGTAGACGCTTGCGCCGCCAACTTCTTTACCGTCACGTTTCATGCTGAATTTAGCCATTATTTGCCCCGCTGATTTGCAACTTTAGCCATACCACGACCCATGCTAAGCATCATCTCATTGGTCTTGCCGCCTTTGGCTAACTTCAATGATGTGCCCTTGCCGCCCTTGTGCTCTTGCTTGTCGTGCTGTTTAAACGCCTTTTTGATTAAAGCAACATCTTGCTTTTTATCTGCTGCGGCTGATTCCATTTTTGCCATTTTGAACTCCTAAGTTACAACTATCGTTACTGTACCGATTTCTACTGCCATTGCCAAGTTATTTGGGGTCAACGCGGCATCAAACTCTGAAGCTCCCCCAACAGGGTTCCAACCCCACTGAAATATCCGGCTACCACCACCGCTATATCCATCTGCCAACAAGCCGGAGACTTGGTAACTCAAATCAGGACGCGGGTCACGCACCCCTTGCGGGTCATCAACTGGGTACATACCCAACAGCAACTGCGGCTGATCTGGCTCCCAGCACTCAGGGCACACTTTCAAGTCATATGTCTTGGTCTTGACAACAAGCTTTTTGAGTACCGTGAGTTTGTACCGAAAGCCGCACCGGTCGCACTCAGCAATTGAGTTCTTGCCACTGGCAAACCGATTACCCATTATCCGCCCCCAATGAACATCTGTCTAGGCACGAGGCGCAAGGCGGCGCGTTCCTGATCTTCATCAGCCGCCGTCATCCAAGCCTCATCGTACTGCGCTTTAAGGATCTGCAATCTATCCATGCCGCCGGGCACCTTGAGCGCAATGTAGTAAGCCAATCCAGCCACCATACAAGGTATAAAACGGAAGGGCACATCCATCACGTTGACACCGTTGCCGGCATCTTGCACACGGCGCATACGCCAGTAGACAAACTGATATGTCTGGGAGCCGTCAGGCGTTGGCCACATGGTCACGCGAGGGGTATTGTTGATGTAAATCTTGGCGCTGGCACTTGCTGTATGCGAAGCCGCCGTTGTTCCGTTCTGTCCACGGAAGCAGTTACTCAAAGTGTTGCCGTCAATGTAGTTGTAAAAGATGGTTTCGCTGTCAAGGTTGATGTACCCAATGGCAGGCAAGCCCACGACGTTGGAAAGAACGATTGTATTTGTTGTGGCGTTGATGCTGGTGGACAAAACCGCTGTCGTGGGCATGATTTGACCATCCAAACGTTGATACCAAACTTGAATTGGCCGTGCTTGGGTCAGCTTGTTGGGTAAAGTAGCGTAGGTAGAAACACTGACGCGGGTAATTGTCAAATCAGACTGTGTGGCCGCCACATTTGCCTGTGTTCGGATAACGTGATCGAGCAAATCGACAGTATCTGTGGGGATTGTGTATGTGTTCAAGCCTTGAGTTAGGGTTATCGTGCCCTGCTCGAACGTCCACATGTTGATACCGCGATTTGCCCAGTCAGCAAACAACAAATTCAATGACCGGCGAGCCGTTTTTAGGTCATAGCCTGTGCGCAACTCTGAACCCGCACGCTCAAACGCCTCCTCCACCAGTTCGGTGAGGTCTAAATTAAAGCCTGATGATCCAGAAGTTGTTGCCATTTTTTATCCGCCGTAATAATCCATAAAGTAAGGGGCGTTCAAAGCATTGGATTGGGTAATCTGGCCGTCAAAACCTCTAGGTCCAGCCAATAATCCTGGTGAACCGCCATACCCACCAATTTGTTGTGGTGCATCAGCCAATAATCCTGATAAACCGCCTAATCTTGGTAATCTGGCGGGCATAGGCACCTGATCGTTTCTAGAATATTTGCCTTCTATGGCTTGCATTTTTGATTGCAAATCAGCAAGTTGTTTTTGATATCCTTGATATTCTGTATTTTTTAAATATTCTGGATTTTGATTGACTTCTTGAGCTTGTGGTTCTTGAGCTTTTTGCGTAAACCCGCCAAATCCACGGCGATTGCCACCAAAACCGTAGCCTTGAGGTTGACCAAAACCGCCAAAACCGCCGCCGTAACCACCCTGTCCACCCATAAAAGGGTTTTGCATTTGGTAAGGGTTGTATCCGCCACCAAAACCGCCTTGTCCTCCCATGAATGGGTTCTGCATTTGGCCGCCGCCGTAACCGCCTTGCATCGGGCCGTAACCGCCAAAGCCACCGCCGTAACCGCCGCCAAATCCACCACCGTAGCCGCCGCCAAATCCACCACCGTAGCCGCCTTGTTGTGGCATTGGGCCAAAGTCACCGTAGCCGTTTGAGCCGGAATTCATCATCCCGTTATTGCCACCATAACCGGCAAACATGTTATTCATGTTTCCCTGAGAATATCCAGAATTTTGTTGCTGTTGGCCAAAGCCACCAAAGCCACCAAAGCCACCGCCACTTGACTGGGTAAATGGGTTCTGCATCTGCTGCTGTGGTTGCTGGTATTGTTGAGATTGTTGAGATTGCTGTTGGCCATTTGACCCGCCAAACAAGCTTTGCCCAAATGCGCTGAACGGACTCATTTTTTTAATCCTTTTAAGGTCTGCGCCAATCGTGCACGTTGTCCCATCTTACCGGGAGCTTTAGCTGCTGCGGCCAACTTCTTAGCGGGGATAGGTTTGTCGCCTTTGACACCAAGAGACGCACGCAATGCGCCGGGCTTCTTGATTGCTTTTTGAATCCATTTTTCAGCCATTATATTTTCTCCGCAGTTTCATGTGCTTTCAAAAGACCTTTTAGGCGTTCAATCTCTTTATCGCGTTCTTCAAGCTTGCGCATAAGGCTATCATTCATATCCGCCCACATTGCAATCTGTTCCATGCGTTCTTTGTGGTCTCTGTGCATAAGCTCAAACATGCGTTCAGAAGCATCAAGTTGTTTTTGAATGAAGGAAATCATTTTCTAAATCCTGCTGTTTTCTTTGCTATGCCTTTAGGCTGGGCTACGAATTGCTTTCCGGCTTTTTTCCCCGCACGTTTTGCACGCGTTGTCGCAGCGTACTCAGCAGGGCTGAGAGCTTTGATTGCAGCTTCAGGGAGATATCTTTCACCTGTGTCAGAAGATTTTTTACCACTTTTTGTTCCCCATTTTTGGTCACCCCAAGATTTCAGACTTTGCTGTGATTTAGCTAAACCACCACCAGCCATTTTCTTTTTACCAGCACAATGCGCCTTCTGCGAAAAACCTTTTGGGTTATCACAATCAATAGACGCTTTGTACTTTTTAGACCATGTCACTTGTAACCGCCGCCCTTGGCTTTGTAGTTCTTCGCTAAAAGTTGTGCTTTACGGGCTGACCACTGACCTGCGCCTGTTCCCTGCACCGCACGAGCTTTAATACTCTCAAACATAGACTTACGCATTCCGGGCTTGGTGTAGTTACCGGCAGCGTTTACGCCTCCACCCTCTTTAAACTGGGTAAAGGCAGTGTCATCCCGACGTGGTTTTTTCACGCCCTTGGGCATTTTTGAGGGATTTACATCCCCCATACCACGACTGGGTCTCATCTCTTACCTTTGGACATACCGCCGCCACACATTACGATTGTGCCTTTGGTTTTGCCTTTGACAGCGCAACCATCCGCACGACTAGATGCGCTGGAGACTTTACCGCCTTTGGCGTAGTCTTTTCCTTGCTTTGGGTTAACTTGGCCTCGGCCAGCCCCAGATTTAGGATTTAGAAACTCAGATAAGCTATCGCTCTGCATGACACGCATAGCTTTTTGATCGGGCACATCGCTCTCGCGAATTTCAGCCTCACCTTTTTTTAGTTTTTCAACATCAAATTTATCATCTGATGTTTTTCCCGGGGATGCGGTGTATGCATATTTAGCCATAATGACTCCTTAACAGGCTTTGCCGCCCTTGTTCATTTTAATCATGGTGCCTTTGGTTTTACCCTTGGACTCGATGCCACCACCCTTGGCCATACCGCCAGCAGCCATCTTCTTCATGCCGCCTTTTTTCATGCCCATCATCTGCTTTTTATCAGATGCCATGTCAGCTTTAGAGCCTTCTTGTGCGCCCTTCTTTTTGGCCATCATTGCCATAAAACCGGGATTCATTTTTGTAGCCATAGTTCCACCTCTTTTAAAAGTTTTGCCTTTGTCGGCAGTTGAAAAATCTTTGCCCACGGACTGCGGGACTCCCACCTTCTTGGCAAACGCTGAGCTATGAGCCACCGCTTCCATGAAATTGTGTTGTTTCTTACTTGTGCTCGGCATCGTCGTCTTTCTTTTTACGGAACAACGCGGAAAACTCTTTGCCTGTAGCCATTTCGTAAATACGCATGACACCTACCACTGCACCGATCAAGGCAAACAAGGGATTAAACATTTCTAAGAACGCGCCAAACGTGCTGAAGATTGCTACGAAATCAAGGACGTTTTTTACGTTGTCTGTTTGTTCAGTCATTTCAGCACTTCCATCTTGCTAAGGAAGCCGCCTTACGGGTGGGCTTGCCTTTTTCATCTTTCATCGGGCCGGGCATACCAGACATACGGGCGCAGAATGACTTCTTACGTGCGCCGCCTCCGGGCTGTGGAGCTTTCAAGTTGCTGCCTGTTGCTGCGTTGTACTTGGCGCGACCTTTGGCAGTTAAACCCGCCCCTTTAGAGACAGGTAGCTTTTCGCCACGACCGACAGCTAAAGAGGGGCCTTTTTTCTTAGCCATTTGCAACTTTCAATTTTGATTTGCGAATGTCTTCCAACAATGGAGCAACAACCTCAGTGGCAAAGTTGTTTGTAAATTCTTCACTGCCCACATGCGGAAGACTGATTTCCACATCAATGTGTACAGTAAACCCCATCTTGGTAGCACGGTCACAGAACAAATAGTCCTCGCCCACATACTGGCCATCGACAATCTCAAAGTCAAACACAGCGGCCAACTTCTCGTTCTTGCCTTTGTTCTCGTACATCCACTCAGGATGCGCTTCAATCATCTTCTCAATGACGTGGCGCTGGATCATCATAAACCCTGTGCCAACCCGCTTAACACGCATCAACGCACCATCAAACTCCAAGTCGCCGTTCTCGTCCCAGTACAGGTCAGCAAAGAACTTCTTGTCGCGTGCGCGGCGAGGATAAGCCCCAGCAGTGATGTCTTTGTTGCCACTTTGAGCCATCAAGCGCAGAACTTGTTGAGGTTCAACAATTAGGTCAGCATCAATAAACAGCAGGTCTGTGGCATCGGTTTTCAAGAACTCATTGACCAAAGCATTACGCGCCATTGTGATGATGGAGCAGTTGGACATATCAGACAAGAAGACAGACACACCACACCGAGCAGCTTCGGGCATCAGTTGTGCCAACGCAAAAGCCGTCTTGATGTTGAGTTTGCCGTCATAGGCAGGGATAGCTATGAACAGCTTACGCCCCGCCAGACTTGCCTGTTTATGTTCAGCCATAGTAAATATTGCACGCAGTTACGTTGGACATATACGCGTATATACCATTTACGGCCAATACGCCATCGTCGGCAATGACGGGAGAGTTGTTGAACAAGTCCGTAGCGGCTGTGTCATAACTCAAAAGCCATTTGCTTGAATACACCATAGCTGGCGATCCGGTAATAGTTCCTGAGTTAATGTCTGTAATCGTAAAGGTGCTTGAGTTAGTAACTGTTACCACATAGTTTCCGTTTGTAGCAGTACCGCCTGTTCCAGCGGCAAAATCAATACCAATCACATCACCTGTTGTAAAGCCGTGCGCAGATTGAGTAACCGTTACGGTGGTTCCAGAGCGACCATAAGTGGCGGTAGTTATAGGCGCAGTTGTCGTATCAAACAAGGCAACAAAACCTGCGGTAGCGGAACCTGTAAATGAAATGCCTTTAATGCGATTTCGCCCAAGAACCAAAAAACCACTACCGTTTAAATGCGCTTGTTTTACATTGGTCTGATTCATAATCAATCTCCTTTTAAAAGGGGGCCTAAGCCCCCAAGATCAATTAAGCAGAAACTGGTGACTGCGTGCCATCAGAGTTAGCAACTGCGTACACAACTGTGTACTGCACAGTACCAGCAGTCACTGTTGCAACTGTAGGTGACAAAACTGCTTGGATAGTTACGTCTGTAGCACCAACACCCGCACCGTTAGGTGAAGCGGTAGTAGCAGCGCCACACCAGTTAGCCAGCTTAGATGCTGCGTTGGTGTTAGCCAAACGACCTTGTGAAGTAATGTCAGAAGAAGCCCAGTACAAGTTAGTTGTACCAGATGTTCCGACTACCACGTTAGCGGCGGTAGAACCAGTGAAAGCTACCAATGTATCAATAAAGATATTGACGATTTGTGAACCAGCAGGAATGGTAAACAACGTAGTTGTTGTACCTGATGCAACAGTAGAACCTGTGTAGTCAACTTTTTTAGTTTGGCTAACAGTGGTAGCACCAGTGTTTTGAATAGTGCCAGCAGTAGTACCAGTTGTGTTTTTAACAGTGCCCAACAACCAAGGGCCAAGGTGTGTTGCAAATCCCATGTTCAATTCTCCATGCGTTGTGGCGTATCAATCTGCATGAGGTCAGCCGAGCCTGTTTGATACGCCGATGAGTCTCGGGGTAGCTGCAATATACACGATCTATGTAGAATGTCAATATGCCGTACAAAGACCCAATTAAAAGGAAAGAAAAGCAACAGGAGTATTCCAAAAAATACTATGCCGACAATACGCAAAAAGTAAAAGCCGCTACCAAAAAAACAGATGATAATTTTAAGCAGCAGTGGAAAGACTTTAAAGCCACCCTGTCATGCCTTGAGTGCGGGGTCTACCATCCGGCGGTTTTAGATTTTCACCACATAGACCCTGAAATGAAGAACGCCAGTGTACATAAACTTGTACAAGCTAAAAGTTATAGAAAAGCACTAGAAGAAATACAGCAGTGCATAGTGTTGTGTTCAAACTGCCATAGGGTTCACCACTACAACGAACGCCATACAGAAAAAGCTGTGCATGAAAAATGAATCAAAAATGGGGGCCGAAGCCCCCACTGAGATTACTCTTCAATACGTGTAATAACAAAATGAGTCACATTGTCTGACTGCGCTTCAGCTTCGTCTTCTGACTCTTCGTCTTCGACGTACTCAATCCAGTCGTCAGACTCTTCATCGTAGACGTACCAAACATCCGCTTCTTCGTCGAGCCAATACCAAGCATCTGTCTCTTCGTCATAAACGTACTCTTCGTCTTCGTCCTCGCCAAACTCAACACCTTCGTCGTCAAACTGATTGTCAATGAACTCGTCGGTAACGTCGTAGTCAACAGCCCAGCCATACGCTTGTTGAAACTCGATGAACTCTTGAATGATTTGTGCTTTCTCAAAGTCGCTGGTCTCAATGGTCACGACTTCGTCTTCCATAAAAGCATACTCGCCAATTTTAATTTCTACTCTGTACATGAAAAACTCCTTTAATTTGGTGCAGCCCCATGCCGCAAAACAATCCTACGGAGCTTCTATGACTGTTGCAAGGCTAATAAAAAAGGGCCCCTTTTGGGGGCCCCCATCTGGTTATTTAAAACCAAATTATCAGGTCGTACCGGGGGAACCAAAAGCTCCCAATGGATCAGACCAGCCAAATGAGTAACGCTCACGAGCCTTGTAACGTACGTTACCAGTATCGAAGTCGCCGTCCATTTTGTTTTCCAAAGGCATACGCTCAAAATGCTTCAAGCCGTTGGGAACGTCGGTCATCAAGAACCAGCCGTTAGCGTCTGTCAAGAAGTGATTGACAGTGTAGCCTTCGGGGATTGAGCCGTTGTTTTTCAACGCGTTGATATCGTTGTCGGTAGTGCCAACGCGGAGGTTGGTTTCCAACAGGCGGGTAGCAACGAACATCAGAGCAGGAGGAATAACCAACTTGCGTGGCTTGGCTGCAATCAACAAGCCGCGCTCATCTGTCCAAGCTGCGATTTGAATAACTGCATTTTCCAATGAAGTTTCGTTCAAGTCAGCGTTGGTAGTTGGGCGATTGCTGTTGGTGCCGCCAGAAACCAAGGGGTGGGCTGTGCTGAACAAAGCAACACCGTCGCCACCGAGGTAGCTAGATGAGAAGCCGTTGTTCAAAACAGAAGCTGCCTTGACTTGCTTGGTGTAGGACATAGCACGGGCCAAAGCTTTGGTGTAGCGAGCAGACAAGCTGTCGTACAAGTTATCTTCAATCGCCTCTTCGGTGATTGAGAAACCCAAGGCAATGGTTTCGTGGTTGTAGCGTGCTGTGAACGCTTCTTGCGCATTGTCATAAGCAATGGCAGAACCTTCGTTCTTGACGGGAGCAGCGGAGAAACCAGCAAGCTTGGTCTCTTCTTCGAAGCTACGCTCTGATTTCTCAGTGTCATAGATTTCTTTGTGCTCTTCGCCGTAGCGTGCGTACTCCATACCAAACAATGCGTTCAGACCGGGGAGCAACTCTTTAAGTAGCTGTGCGCGTGAAATAGCCATTTATGTGCTCCTTAAATACCAGTGGTATCAGTGTACTGGTGCAGGTTGAACTTAACCAAGAACTCGTAGTAAGTCGTAGCTGCAACACCGGGCAAGCCAGTAGCTGTATCAGGCACAACGTCAATTACGCGAATTGGCAACGTGTTGGTTGTATTGGCAGAAGAGCCGTCAATACCGTAGGCAGAGTCGCCAGTGGTAGTGGAGCCAGCACCTGCAACCAAAGCTACGTTAGAGCCAACAATCGTACGGTCATAAGCCGTAGGAGTGGTGGAAGAAGCAACAGTGGCAACAACTTTGAAGATTGCATTGGGATCATCCACAACATAACCAAAGGCCATGTTTGTAGAAGTTGACAATGCGGCGGGATAGTACTGACCTTGAACGGTTTGGCCATTCGAGTTCACATACTGGCAACCAACCAGAACGCCAACGCTATCGCCAGTGGCAGTAGCAGTTTTGGCAATCAAGTAGCCGCTGGTGTTCACCTGTACGGTGTCACCGTTGAGAATTGCGGTCGCGTAAGCTGGCGCAATGGGGATTTGACGGATCGCTCCGGCGTATGGCAGACCATCCAAACGGTTTAATGGTTTGAAGCCGTACGTCTTATCAATGGTGGGATAGCCCATTAAAGACTCCTTTATTTAGAACCTGTACCAAATCCGCTTCCACGACTGGTTGAAGACTTTCGATCAGCAAACAGAGGCATACGCGGGTCGTTATTTCTCATGAAGTGGTTGTCCACTGAATCCATCTGGTTCTGCGCTTGCGTGTCGTAGTACTCTTTCATGGCCATGAGTTTTTCGGTTTGGATTTTGCAAAGCATCAATCCACCAATTTCCACATTACCATTTGCACTACCTTCAAGCATCAGTTCTGGATGGTCTGCTGCCTTCACTGGAACCCAGCCGTCCCGCATCTTGCTAGACACATTGGTTGGCATTGTCTGTCCCAAGACATGAGTCGCTATGTAGCGATACTCCCATCCGGGTTCAGGGGTAGGATCGGGCAACGCACTCGATGGTTTATACACATATCGAGTTGATTTTTCGCGTGAAACATTGTCACGGGGGTTACGATTTTCAGCCATTTTGATTCTCCAATTTTAAAACTTCAGCAACATATTTCTTAGGGTCAAGGTTGTACTTCTTAATTAACGCTGCTTGTGACGGCGTTAACTGTACCTTCCTTGTTCCTGTGGAACGTGTTGCCGGAGCAACCACTGAAGAAGGTCGCCGGGACTTTTCGCTAGTACCACCGAACATTTCGGGGAACGTAGACTTCACGCGAGCATCAATTTGCTCGAAATATTCATCACTGCGGGGATCAACCCCGTTTGACACTAATTTTTGATGCAGCCCTAGTGCAAAGCTGGAAACTTCTTCAAACCCTTGTGCTCCGAACCACTGGTTTTTTGCCTGCCAGCGCAGGGTTTTTTCGTCGGGTTGCACCTGTTGGGATGCGGGTTGTTGAGGTTGTACAGCATATTCATCCACTTGTAAAGGGGCTGGACGAAAGTTTTGTACAGCCGCAACCTTCATTTTTGCATCGGTCAGGGCTTCTTGCGCCGCAAGTATAGCATCCGTGTCAAACGCTTCTTGTGCTGCCTTGTAATCCCTTCGGGCTTTTTCCAACTCTCCGTCGGCAACAGTCTTGGCCATAGCACCATACTGTTCAGTGCCATTATTCACATATTGTTTGAGACGCTTGTTCTCTTCAACCATGTGCTGTGCAAGACGCTCAAGCTCTTGCTTTTCGCGGTAAAGAGCTTCTTTGGCCCTGCGCTCGTCATGCCGCGCATGGGTTAACTCTTTAATGCGTACCTTGACCTTATCGGAGTAGTTTTCGATTTCGTCGTCTGTAGGGTCTTCGACATTCTTGTCCAGCGGTCTACGACCACGGTCTTGTACAGGCGTGTCATCAACAATCTCAATTTCAACTTCGTCTTCTTGTTGTGTTATTTCAACATTTTGATTTTTGTCGTCATCAAGTTCATCGGGAAACTTGTATTGGTCTGACATCTCTACTCCTTTAAGCGCGGGTTAAACCGCGTGGGTCTTGCACAACAGCGTCCACTTGGTCATCGTTGATGAGCCGGAACTCTTTTCCAAAGATCTTGAACCGTGTACCAGAGTAGGTACGTACAAGTACAAAATCACCTTCTTTGCACCATGCACCTGTGGGGAACTTGGTCTGATCTTTGTACGCATCAGGGCCAACTTTCATCACAAACAACACGGTGGTTGCGCTTTCTTCTTGTCGCATAGTGCTTGTGTCGCGTACAAGATCAAGCTCAGTACCATCAATCTTTTCGGAGACTGGGGGCACGGCACACAAGATGCGCCAGCCCGAAGGCTCTGGCAACATGGTGGCTTTTTCTTCATCTGTCGCAGTTGCTGCGGGAGCGTCAACTGGTTGGATTGCTTCAGGTAGGGCGTATTGCCCGGGTTCTAGAACAAGTTCACTCATCGGAATTCTCTGCTTTCTGTGCAAGGTCAAGTAAGTGGCGCTCTGCAAGGGCTAGACCCTGAATAATCCCGCAGAGTTTTTGGTACTCTTCAAAGTTGCGACATGCCCCACCAGCGCAGTCATCTGCATAGTTGTTCATGTCGAGGCGTAATTTGTCGCGCAATACGCGTGCGAATTCTTGAATCATTTAGTAGGTTTCTCCTGTGGTTGGTTTTTATTGCGCATTTCGGTAGCAAGCCGTGCACTGTTGTTTGCAGCAGTCTGTCCAGCTTTAAACCCTTCAAGTTCCATTTTTCCGCTGAACTCATCTTTACTTCTTTGCAAGCTTGATGATGCTTTGAATCCTTCAAGCTCAATATACGCGTCGTTTTTTTCTTTATCTAGTTGCAAGCGTTGTTGTTCAAGCTGCAACCTGTTCTGCACCTCTTGTTGTTTCATTTGCATCTCTTGCTGAGCAAGCTGCGCTTTAGCTTGTGCGTCTTGCGCACGCATTTGCAAGTCTTGTTGCTTCAACTGAAGCTCTGCTTGCTGCAACTGTAGGACGGGGTCTTGCGCCTGTTGTTGAGCCTGCTGTTGAGCTTGTTGTGTTTGACTTTGTTGCACCACTTGCTGTGACGCTTGAGCCAAGATGCCAGCCAACGCATACTCTGCTTGGGGTGGCAACTTATCGTCTTGCTGTGGCAGTGCGGCTCCCAGTTGCTCTTCAACTTTACGACGGTATTCAAAGCCAACGTGTTCAGCGATGTGCGCCATGAGTGCGCCAGAAATTTGTTGCGCCTTGGGGTTTTGTCCCAGCATCTGCGCAATTGTTGGGTCTTGTATCAATGCCATGTGCACTTTAATGTGTGACTCATGGTCTTGGTAGAAGAACGCCTTGGTTGGCTCACCCTTGATGAGGCTCATATTCTCAGACACGGGATCTTTGGGCTTCATGTCGTCAGGCAGAGGTACAAGCTTGTCTGCATCCTTGATACCCAAAACCTCCAGCATGTTGCGGTGCAACTGTGGCAAGTCATAAATATCAGGAGCCATCTGCGCCATCTGAATGACCGCTTGGTACTGCACAACCCGCTGGCTCATTGTTGCCGCGTTGGGGTCGCTCACAGGGATGATGTCAATGTGGTCGTAGTCTTTTTTCTTGGCCTTGCGTGGGGCATCTTCTGGGTCGTAGTCGTAATCAGGTTCCGTAAAGTCGCGGATGATTGCCGCTAACAGGCGCAATTCTTGCTTAAAGGTGTAGTGCAGTCGGGCTTGAACCGCAGACATAACCTTAAGCTGGCGCTCCAAGAGAGCCAGTGTCGTGCCCACAGGGGCCTGTGCGGACATGTCCGACACGTTCATATCCGCTGTTGCGGCAAAACGACGGCCTTCTTCAACAATTTTATCTAATAGTCCTGACAGGACGATAGAAGGTTCCTTATATGGCAGGGGCAAAATGCTGTCGCGCAGTGCCCCAGAACCAATGTCTACATCTCGCCATTCTCCGGGAGCGATGGGGGTGTCGTCTCCCTTAATGCGCATTCCGCGAGCCTTAAGACCTCCGGGTAAGTTAGATAACGTCCCAGCATCGACAAGCTGACGCATAAGGCTGGTGGCAGATTTTGCGTATCCACCAATGAGGTGGAAGAGTCCAAAGCCGTAGGCTCCAAAGCCGGGGATGTACTGGTAGTGGACAAAGTGCTGGCGCTTGATTCTGAGGGGGTCATCTTGGTTCCAATTTCTGCGGATGGCGAGTACATCATTGCTTCCTTTTATCAGGGTAACTACGTATGGCTGCATCACTCCGGTAGGTTCACCGGCATCGTCCAAGTCTTCGTCGCCTTCCAATACCAAGTCAACATGGCACTCGTACAGGGTGTAACGCTCATCGTTCAGGTCAGAGAAGCCGGTCTCTTTGTCCTTGGCTTTCTTGATGTTGTCTTGCTCTTTGCTGGGGTCAGGCAACTCGATGTCGCGGTAAAAGCCTGCTTGCTGGAGCTTGATGATCTCGTTCTCGGTCTTGCGCATGACGTGGGTCAGGCGGTAGCAAGTGTCTAAGTCGGTAGTTCCGTAGGGCAGAATAATATCTTCCGCCGGTATAAACATAGATACTTGCCGTCCCAAACTGGGATCAAAATAAACTTTCTTGAACGCAGAGCCGGTGGCCGGCAAGCTCCACAACATACGCTCATGCTCAGGACGGAACTCGCGCATGACCTCAGTCAACTCGTAGTTCATGTCAGCCTCGACACGCACCGCCGCTTCTTGCTTCTCAGGAGTCTCTTTACCAACTATCTTTGTACGTACAGGGCCTGCGGCGGGGAACTGTTCAGTAATTGTCTCTGACTGAAAGCGCACAACAGCTTCTGTAATCATGGGGTGGAACACGCCACATGCACCGTTCCAAGGTTCTGTACGCTCTTCGTACTGGAGTCCCAGCAGCTTCAAACCTTCTGTATAGGCTTTCTCCCAATCTTTGCGTGAGCCTCTATCTTGCTCAACGTCACCAGCCAAGTCTCCTGCCAGTGAAGACAGCGCACCCTCGTCCATGTCCTCGGCCAAGTTCTCGTTAAAGTCATCCTCTTCTTCGCCGGGCATGATACTGATGTCCATATCCCCCGCGTGGATGTTCACGGCTTCAGGATCAACAATCTCAATTTCAATCGGCTCCTCGTCTTGCGACAGATCGTCTATGCCTTGGGGTTGTTGGTACAAAGACTTGTCTATATTGGTTGCCATTCTTTATCCTTAGTAGTACGCCGCAGTTCGGCTTTTAAAAAATCGTGGTTCATCTGGCTCATCCGTGTCTAGCGTGATGAAGCCGCCTTGTCTGAATCGAAGCAGTGCTTGGCTGGTCGTGTCCACAAAGTCATCGTGTTCGCCAACGGGGAAGGCCGCAACCTCCTCAATGACTTCACGCGCCCAGCGTGTGTCAGGTGCCCACACCATGCCCGAAGAGAACAGGTCAGCAATAGCCTGTACACGCACCATCTTATCGTTTCCACGGCTCGGTGTAAATTCTTGTACAGGGATGCCCATCGCCCTGAGTTCTTGGATTAACGGGCCACCAGCCGCCTTTTTCTCCACAATGAAGGCATCGGGTTGCCATTCTTTCCAGTGCTTGAAAGCGTACTGTTTGAGTTCGGGGAAGGCGATTCGGTCTTTGAAAGCGTCAAGGAGAATAAGCTGGGGCTTATCATTTTCTTCCTCGTTGTACCAGACCCCCCAAGTAGTACAGGCAGAATAGTCGGATGTGGTTTTGGTTTCATGCGCCGTGTCCCAAGACTGAATTATGTACTCGCAAGTGGGTGGGTCGTCACTGGGCCATATCCTCCAGTGCTTCCTTGAAATGATAGCCGCTGTGTCTGAGGTCGGCTGCTGCATGTACTGCGCGTTCCAATAGCGGGGGTCCATTGAGGACTTGGCGGACTTCAGCGCTTCCAGTGGCCACTGCTCCGGCCAGAGGGACTTCTCGTTGTCCGTGTCTTCGTTCAAGATGGCGGGAAGCTCTACTATCTCCCAGCGCGGGCTGTCTGGATTACTTACCTGATACTGTATGAGTCGGCCAGTCAAGTCCAGTGGCCCCCAGCGCGTCATGATTACTATGATCGCTCCGCCCGGCATGAGACGCTGCAACGGGCCAGTTTGAAACCAACTCCACGCCGTGTCAAACGCTAGACGACTGTTTGCTTTTACATCTTGTTCTGAGTGTGGGTCATCAATAACGAACAGGTCAGCACCGCGACCGGCAAGAGCGCCACCAACACCAGCAGCGTAATACTGGCCCCCAGCAGTAGTACTCCACTTTCCAGCAGCCTTTTGGTCATCTGCAACAATTGTTTTGGAAAAAAGCTCATGGTATTGCTCATCATCAAGTAAGTTACGAACCCGCCGACCAAAGTCTTCAGACAGCGACGCAGTGTGCGTGCCCATGATAATTTTCTTGTCAGGGTAATTACCTAGGAAGAACGCGGGGAACAGGTAGCTGGAAAACTCAGACTTACCCATACGTGGCGCAATGTTGATGATGACGCGCTTCTTCTTGCCTTCAATCACATCTTGGAATATCTTGGCCAGCTTCCTGTGGTGTGGCCCTACCTTGAATCCGGGGTAGACGTACTTGGAAAACTCGATCATGTTAGTGCGCGCTGACCTAATTGTCTTGAAGCCTTCTGATCTGTCCAACATGTCCAACGTCTCTAATTTCTCTCGTGGACTCATCAACGGCAGCTTGGCATAAAGCGCTGTGGCTTCTTGCTGGGTAAGTATGTGCTCACTCATCTTTATTTTCGGCTTCGTTTTCGACAGGTTCTTGCGGTGTGTTGATTTCTTCAATGTCTGTGTACTCAGCGTCGGACACATTCATGAACTTGGCCAGCTTTTCTTTGAGCTTCTTGTCGATCTCTTCTTCTGTCATGTCAAGTTTCTTGACCTCAATCTTGTCGGTGAATAGTCCGACTTCTGTGACTTTACCCAACAATCCCAACGCTTTTAGTCGGATATTGGCGCTGGGGTTTTTGCATTCTTCCAACAGTTGAGCTACGGCATAGCCACGAAGCTCCTTGGCCTGATGGACAAACTCCCAGTCATAAGCAGTAAGCATCCCTACTAAATGTTGCACCGCAGCAGGTGTTTTGATCTGGGACAGATGTTCGTGCGTGATTTCGCTTGGGGCGGCAGAGACTAGGTTGGTGAACGCGCCCCGCGCTGCTTTGACTTCTGCTTGGCTGACCACGGTATCTGTGTCTGCGGCTCCAAGACTCTTAAGCCAGTCTGTTGTTTTTACTTGAGCGTCGATCCTGTCTGCCGGATGTTCTTTTTCAAGCGGCGTAGGTTTACCCCAGTGGTCAACCACTTCGGGTTCAAAATCAATCAAGTGTTCTAGCATGGGCGCATAAGTTTCTTGTACCTGCGATGCGCGGAGTGTATACTATTTCTTAAGTGATGTGGCAAGTCGCCCAATTGGTCTTTGACCAACGGCTACAGCAGTTGCCCGTTGCTTCTCCTCGGTTGGATAGATACTCCGCCGTTTCACCCCCTGATTGCAAAGTCAGGGGGTTTTTTTTTTGATTGAATACTTATTCTGGGGCTTTGTATATTTAAACCGCCTTGTGTGTATTTTGTCCAACGGTTGACAAGAATTTTTATAAAATTTTATAGAAAATTATAATTAGTTGTAAAGTACTAAATTGAGTTGCGGAGAATGGCTGGGGAATAGTGTTCACTCGGCCAACGGTGGCGGCTATGTATAAGGGGGGGTGGGGGTATGGTGGGGGTCGAGGGCTACCCTGTTTGACCTTCCTAGAACCCCCGTCATGTAACACTAAGAGTGTCAAGACAATAACTTGGCATTCATCAACTAACTGGAGAAGTAACATGAAACAAGCAATCACTACAACCCAACTGTTCTTTGCACTCGGGCAAGCCGAACGCCTGACAAGGGACGCAACACTCAAGGCGCACAAGGACTACACCAAGTCCACGCCTGAGCAACAAGCCCAACTGATGCACGACTGCCTTGCACAGTTCATCATGGGCTACACAGACTGCACCCTGAAAGTGGCGGAGAGAATTCTCTCCCAGTCGAGAGACGACCGCACCAAGGATGCACAGGACGCCTACTACAAGGGCTACTCAAAGTTTCGCTATCACATCATTCGCCCTGAGACTGAGTTGCCTGAGTCGAGTGGTCGTGCTGTGAAAGTGATTGCACCACGCAAGGTGTTCAAGTCTGTGCTCAATGAGATTATCAACTCAGGCATGACCAAGGCAGAGTTTGACGCACTCATCACTGAGTTGCGTGATTCTGTCGAGTTCAAGTAATCGGAGAGATTTCTCTCCCGTATCTAACAGCGGCTTTGTGCCGCTGTTTCTTTTCCTGTCCAACTAGGAAATTCTTACAGCGCATCCGCAAGGGTGCTCTGTGGGGGCAATCCTGCCCGATTTAATTGGAGATTATCATGCGTTCAACACACTTCCCCATGCTCAAAGATTGCGGCACTCTCACCATCAAAGGCGTAGAGTGGCGTATGCAAGAGTACTACCCCAACCCAACCATGCTCAACTACAAGTTCCTCACTGTGTACAGCATCAAGCACAGCAAGAAAGAAACCTTTGCGTCTGATGAGGCGTTCGAGGCGTGGCTCGACAAGGTGCAAGCCCCTGTTCAACAGTCATTATCATTCTGACTGGGAGAGAATTCTCTCCAAAGTGTGATTATCACACTTACGGACAACTATCCATGATTGCACGACGAGTGCGTAGCGATTGGACACTTTAAGTTGTTGATTTGTAATGCGTTCCAACTTCTCTTACTTATATATACATATATATTTATATAGATATAGATATAGAAATGTATTTATATACGAGCACCCATGCGCTCGCTTGTTTCCGCTGGACAAAGTTCCTTTGGGGCTTTGGTACTGTGAAATTATATGTATACTGCGGAACCAAATTGAGAATACCTTTACATATCATGCACATAAAGTGTCCGAATGCTTTACACTCGGCGTGCAATGTCGGACAGTTTTTAACACAGGAGTGATTATCATGGGATACCAGTACACAAAGTACATGAAATTGAGCGCAAATCAGCTACACAACGCACTCGTGGACAGGGGTTTATCTCAACCTGAGATGGATTCCATCAAGCGTATCGTTGGTGAGCAGAAAGAACACAAGCGTAGCGAGGGCGCACACAAACGGCAGATGGGCTTGCATTGGGATGAGTTTCTTGCGCCGTTGATACATGAGCGCAAGACTGTGCGGTCAATCATGCGGTACAAGGGCAGCACAGAGAGAGCCGATGCCTTGGAAGCGTACCTTGCGGTACTGGACAGGGTGCAAGAGAAGCTCTACCTACTGCGCCGAGAGAAAAACCAAACGCCTTTGCAGATACATCCTGAGCGCACGCATTGGAGTGATTATGTTCCTCAGCGGATTCGTGATGAGGTGTGTGATGCGTTCAGTGCCATACCGCACAAGCCCAAGGCAAAGACAAAAGTACCCTTCCTACGCACAGTGCCTGTGATTCTGCACAACAAACAAAGGGCAAGGCTTGAACGCCGCACCATCAAGGCGCTAGGGGTAGCCGAGAGCAATCACACCATAGACCCAAGCGAGGAGAACGCACAGGAACTTATCCGCATCAAGGATGCGCTGAAGATTATCAGAGCAATGCAACCCAACGAGCCTGTACCTGCGACATGGCATGGTCTTTGACGGGTGTCTAAACCTCGGGAGAGAAACCTCTCCCAACTTGGTCAGCAGAGATTGGGCTATGCCGCTGACCATCCGCACACTAGCCTGAACAAAGGAGAGCAACATGAGTAAGTATTGGTTTTTGAGAATAGGTAATGACGCTGTCGAAGAGGCGCAGCGTTTCACAAGCAAGCGTGATGCAGTCAGCGCATTCAAGGTGGTAGCCGCTGAGCTTGCGTTCTACGGACAGGCAATAGAGGCATCGCTACACATAGCGCCAAGCCGTGCCGATGTTGTCGAGTACCCCGACTTCGTGCTGTCTCTCAATGAGAACGGCAAAGTTGTAACTGAGCAAGCATAAGGAGAAACAACATGAGAGCTAAAGCTGTATTGAGTCACATTGTCCTGAGCCTCGTGCTCTACAACACGATGGCGCTTGGCGCTAATCAGATGATGGATGAGGGCGGTGGATACCTATGGATGTTCATGGCGCTAGGTAGTGCGTTCCTGTTAGGTATGCAGGTCATGCTGATAGTAATTGAATGTAAAGAGGAGAAATGAAATGGGATTAGATATCAACATCTTATCTGTGCCACGCACAGTAGCAACGGCTAAGGCTGATGCACACATCGGCAGTCGGTATGACGCTAACCCTCAATGGGAACAGGTGCATTACGCAAGGGGGGACTGGGGCTTGCATGGCTTGCTATCCAAGCTATACCGCAAACACAGCGGTAGTAGTGAGACATTCTGTAACCGCACAGTGCGCTTGTACAAGCGGGACTTGCCGCTGTTGCCGCCGAGCCTAGCTGATGCAGTGGCTGAACACTTAAACAAACGGCGTGTTGTATACGCACAGGCGGACTTCTAACTAAGCAGACGCAAGTCTGTCAACGACATGGGAGAGAAACCTCTCCCATTGAAAGCAAACATAAAACAACCTAGGAGAAACAGAATGAATGAAAGACAAGAACACGAGTGGCACATCGAGCTTGCTCACATGAGGGCGCAACTGGGCTATGCGCTGGAAAATATTGACAGCATCAGCAAACGCCACGAGGTGGAACTTAAGATTGAGGAGGTGTTATTCCGACTCAAAGACCTGTGCGAACTAACCAAAGGAGAAACAGAATGACAACGATGGAAGAAATCTTATGGGCAGCGCAACTCGAAGCGTACCCCGACTCGATACGCCTGACAGATGACGAGATGCACAGCGCCCTGTACTCAGTCCCTGAGACATTGAAGGGTATGACTGTGAACGACTGGCACTTAAAGGACGGCTATACCAACGACATGGAAAGGCAATTCGCTTTCATGGCTTATGTGGAGAAATACAAACTGCAAGAGCAGGCGCAATGGGCGCGAGGTGCATTCATGTGTAGGTTCTCATATCCCGATGGGTTCTTCTATGCGTGTTGCAAGCGTGACGATGGGACATATCGGTACGTAGGGTTTAGGTATGGAACATCTGGAGACCAGTATATGTCTGGCTTTGTTGGACTGAATTACACACCATAAGGAGAAACAGAATGAAACAAAAGACAAACATACAACTCGTCACACACATGATGACATACAGCAAACAAGGCGTGCTCATGCAAGCCTTCATCATCGAAGCAATAGCCGATTATGCAGAGTCAGTCAAAGCAAACCCGCTACCTGACAACGGCTTCATAAGTCCACACGCATGGGATGCCTGTGCTAGTGAGGCACTCGATGCAATCAACAACCGCAACAAGGAGAAGTGAAATGAGATTAGATAGTGTGATGAAAGAGACGCTGGGCTACATCAACGAGGAGTTAGTAAGCGTCATGGGGCGACTGCGCTTTGTCGCTAACAACATGGACGACAGAAGCAAACACGATGACTGTTGCGAACAAGTCGAACAGGCTATCAACAAACTGCGTGCGCTGATTAGAGAAACCGACATCAAAGAAGGAGAAAAGAAATGACATTGACACCATTTGAACTGGTAATTATGTTGGAAGGACTAATCGCCGCCATTGAGCGAGGCGACCCGCAAGAAATCTCAGACCTAGCCCTGCGCTACAAAAAGTGGTTAGAGCTATCAGTAGAAATTAACAGGGAGTAATGAAATGAACATGACACACGAACAACTGCACGAAGCCGCTGACTATCTCGAAACTAAAGAGGGCGGGTTTGCCAACGCCATCGCATTGGCTTACTACCGAGCAGACAGCGACAACCAACGCAAGCTAGTAGAGGCGTTCGGGGATTTGTTTGAGCGTGCCTACGCTAAGTGGCACACGGAGTAATCAACGGGTTAGTGGTGTGCCCACTCACACCACATTCGCAACCGAGGAGATTATGATGAAGACAAACTTCACAACACTGGTAAATGAACTGGCAACCATCCTGCGTGGTGGTGCTACATATCAACGACGCAACAGATACCACTTCTACACAGAGTATCAAACCTGCCCATGCCGTGACTGGCACAGCAGAGAACAACGCAAGTATCCACTGCATCCCGCAGTACTGCGAGCGTTGGAGTCAGAGCATCAACCGAACGACTGGCACTTACTTACCCTTGAGTGGCCGCATGTATCCGAGGACAGCACACGCCTTGCATACACACGGGACGACCGAGCAGGCGAGGCAGACCGACAGACTGTCACCACTGTGGGCAAGTACATCACACGACACTTCAAGACCATGCCCGACCACGAGGTACGCAACCTCGTTGCGTTGTATTCAGCAGGCGAGTCATGCAAGTTTGTACATACGATGGCTGAGATGCTGTATCACTTGCATCGGGGGCCGACATCCTGCATGGCCGCTGAGAAGTCCCTTGAGATACGCTGTTCTGATGGTGAGCGCAGGCATCCCTATCAGGTATACGACCCGCAGTATGGCTGGCACATGGCTGTGCGTATCGACAACGATGACACAGTAGGTCGTGCGTTGTGTATGGATGATGAGCGCGGCAAGTACTTCGTGCGCACCTACGAGAAGACGGGCGGTTACTCACACGCCGACTCTAAGCTTCATGCGTGGCTACTGTCTCAGGGGTATGTGCATCGGGCTCGGTACTGTGACGGCACACGGCTTGCACTCTTCGAGACCTCGGATGACTTCCTCGCACCATACATCGACGGCGGTGAGCAACGCGTCGAGAAATACCACAACCGCTTGGAGATAGATTGTGAAGGCGAGTACGAGTGCGGCAACACCAACGGCACACCAAACAACGAGACTGGCGAGCCATGCAGCGACTGCGGCGACCGCATCAGCGAGGGTGACGGCTACTGGGTCGGGCGGTATGAGGACAGTCAGGTGTGCCATCACTGCTGTGACAACAACTACTACTATGCGTATGGGCGCAACGGCAACCAGTACTATGTTCACGGACACAATGTTGTGCATGTGGGTGACGAGGTGTATGACGAGAGTTACCTGTCAGACAATGGCATCGTCGAGCTAGAGAATGGCGAGTACGAGGATGTGGACAACTGCGTGTCTATCAACGATGAGTGGTATCACTTCGATGACGAGCGCATCTGCCGACCCGAGGACAGCGACGACTACCACTTGACCGAGGACTGCTGGTTGTGCGAGGAATCAAACAACTGGTACACAGATGCCACCGCGTCAGTTGAGATAGATGGCTGTCTGTACCACCCCGACCATGCACCTGAACAAGAAACCACTGAAGGAGAATAATAAATGAATAAGAAATCAATTCTGTACAAGACCCTGACCCGTGCGCTGTCAGTCAAGCGACCACACAATGGCAAGGGCGTGGCTATGTTCACCGACTGGCTCGAAGCTCGTGTGCCTGCACATCTACAAGAGCGCATCTCGTATGACAAGGCAGGCAACCTGCACATTGATGCAAGGGTAGACGCTACGCACCGCACTTTGTTTGTGGCGCACGTTGACACTGTGCACCGTGATGAGGGAGCCAACAAGATACGCAAGACCGCAGGCACATGGTATGCAGACGGCGCGGCTCTCGGTGCGGATGATGGGGCAGGCGTGGCTATCCTCATGCACATGCTGTGCGGCGGTGTACCCGCATACTACGTATTCACACAGGGCGAGGAGTGTGGTGGTATCGGTGCTCGTGCCATGTCCAAGGACACAGTGTTGCTGTCACAGTTTGACCGAGCCATCGCGTTCGACCGCAGAGGTATTGACAGTGTCATCACACACCAAGGGTATGGCAGGTGTTGTTCGGATACGTTCGCTCAAGCCTTGTCGGACTCGCTCTCATCAGGCAACGTGCTCATGTACTTAGGCGACGACACGGGCATCTACACAGATACCGCAGAGTTTGTCGATGTCATACCTGAGTGCACCAACATCAGCGTGGGTTATATGTACGAGCACAGCGACAAAGAAGAACTCAACATACACCACTTCACGGCTCTCGCCGAGGCTGTGTTGACTGTGCCGTGGGATACCTTGCCAACCGACCGCGACCCTGCGGTCGTAGAGAGTAAGTGGGGTAGCTATGACTACGCATACGCCCCGCCATCAGGTGCATGGACTAAGGACTGGTGGAAGACATACAAGGATGAGTACACAGTGGAGATGCAGGTAGAGGATGCCATCATTGATGCGCAGGTAGGTATCTATGAGCCGCTGGTAGAACTCATGGCTGACTGTATCTACCCCGAAGACCCAGCCCTTGCCAAGCGCAGCATACGCAAGAGTATGTTGACTGACGAGGTGCTAGAGGAGGCGTTGTATATGCTCAAGGCGTATGACGCAGACACCGTGTTGCTGACCCTGTATGACAGCGCGTATACAGACATGTGACGGGTGTATTTTTGTGCAGGGGGAAACCCCTGCGTTTTTTAACTTAAAGGAGAAGTAACATGAGATTATGTTTTTACAGAGCAGACCAGTACGCATCGTATCTTGAAGCCAGCAGAGGGGGCGGGTTGCGAGAGATAACAGGGTTGGAAACAGAGTACCGCAGACTGTACGATACAGGCGGCGACTTGGCAGATACCCTTGAAGCGATACACACCACGGCTCGCATGATGAACGGCAATGCAAAGATTAGCTATGTCCTGTTCGAGGATGATGGTGAATTTTTAGACGCAAACTAAAGGAGAAGTAACATGAAACGATTTGTAATCTTTGGAGACATCGAGTTCTTTGATGACAACCATGCCTTGGTGCATAACATCAAGAGCGCCGAGTTCATAGCCGATGCTGACATCGAGGCGAGGGCGATAGCCCTTGACAACTGTGACTTCATTGCGCCCCAGTACTGCGCATGCAGAATTACGTTTGTTCAATATCACGAGGAGAATTAAATGAATGATATGAGAAACCTAGACGCGTTCTACGACAACATGCTGGCCAAGCACTTGGCTAAAGATGAGTACGACCCGCCGTGGTCGGTGGATTACTACGATGGTGAGGGCGGGGGCTACATCGTTGTCGATGAGGATGGTACGGAGGACAAGATGGGGTATGTGTTTCATACCGCAAGACTGGCGCAAGAGTATGCAGATGAACTTAACCTAAAGGAGATATACGATGACTACTACTGAACCTGATTTTTACAGCGGCAAGATGCTAGGGACAACGAGTGAGCTTCTTAACGAAGCACACAACCACTTGCAAGACGTACGCTTCTATGTGCAGGCTGGTGAGCTAGACCTGTGCTTGGCATCCATCGACAAGGTGTATGACTTGCACGAGCAGATAAGCAAAATACTGGGAGACAACAATGAAACTAACCTACCTGTGCGCCATCCTAGTGCTGGCGCTTGACCTTTTTATATGGAGACCTGACACAAATGAACCAAACCAACTACGACCTGAACACCCAAGAGGGTATGGAGAATTCAAAGCACTGGCTGTCGCTCGTTCTGACGAGTCTTTCAGACAACGCCATTTGGGGCATCCCTCGCTCAAACACCGTCGTGCGTATCAACAAGCCGAAGAAGATTGCAACAGTCATACACCAAGACTTACCCGACGTAAGTATCGAGCTTGTATTCGAGGCGCTAGGCTGGGCAATTGAGTACACCGATAGTACCCGCTAACTTGTCTAACACTTGACAACCTCGCTACGGCGAGGTACATTTTTTAACAAAGGAGAACGCAATGACAGACATCAAAACTGCACTGAGTGGAATACTCAGCGAATGGGAATTAGATAATCAACAACAGGAGAAGCAAGTGCAAACAACACAAGAGAAACCATATTTCAGCATCACCAACAACGTGACACGCGCAACATTTGAGTACATCAAAGCCAACCCAGTGTCAGCATCGGGGGATGTGGTTAGGGCATTAGAGCAGCGAGGGTACAAGCCGTCTTCTATTGGCTCACTGCTCACGCAGTTTATTAAGAAGGGTTTGTGTACAAGAGACGCACAGAACCGATACTCGGTGGCGGTGTCTGAGTATGTGCCTATGAAAGCAAACAAGCAGGTCAAGCAAGTCATACAGAAAGCCAAAGCTACACGAGGCGAGGGCATTGCCGCGCTCAGTCCGCAGCCTACGGTGAAGCTGGTGTGGGATGCCGATACAGTTATCAACAACATCGGCTTGAAGCAGGCACACGCCCTGTATGTAGAGCTTGGCAAATACTTCGGAGGCTGATATGAAAACAATAATTCATGTAAACCAGCACGTCATCAGAGCCAACGCAAAGAACGGTACGAACGACCCAGTGCTGACAGTAAAGGACTATAAAAGCAACAGATACGCCCATGCTGTGGACATTAAAGGCGCGAGTCGCATTGTGTACAGTCCTGACAAGCCGCTGTCATGCGGTGCGAAGGTGTGGATTGAAACCCAAGCCGAAGTGGAGGTGGTGTGATGTGGGATGTAGCTGTAACATTTATGTTAATGATGTTTGGTGCGTTCACTGTGATTGCATTCGGTGCAATCCTCATTTGGGCGTTGTATGTATTTCAAAATGGAGTTGACGATGAATGAAGAAGATGAAGCGTTCAACGAGATTGAACGAAGAGCCAAGCAACGCATGGAGGCGGTGAGAGCCGCGATGCGTGGAGAAGACGATGACATCCAAGAATACAAGAAACCTTGGATAGGGCTGACGGATGAGGAGATGCTTGAGTGCAATATGGATGGTGACCTCATGATTGACCGAGAAACAGCCAAGCGAAATGTTGAAGCCAAACTCAAGGAGAAGAACACATGAACTGGATGCAGAGTAGAACCCCCGAAGAGCGCAAAGCTATTGCCGCCAAATCCGTAGCCACACGCCAAAAGAATATCCGTGAGAGAAACGAGAGAGCAACTGCAGACAGGGATGCGCGGGATAGTTTGAAGTGCGAAATCAAAGAACTGGAAGCCAAACTTGATAGTATGAAAAAACTTGAGTTGGTCAACAAGACTGCCCTCACACTGACTGGTAAAACATTGCTCCGTGAGGGTGAGATTGTCAGTGCGGCAAACACTTGGGAGTTGGCGACAGGCGTGTATTTCTTAATTGATGGTAACAAGGTTGTGTACGTTGGGCAGTCCGTCAATGTTTATGCAAGGATTGCGTCACACCACGATAAGGGGTTTGATAGCTTTGCGTTCATACCTTGTGACAAAGCTACGCTTGACAATCTCGAGTCTTTGTACATCCACGTACTACGCCCGCCACTTAATGCTGATATGCACGGGAGAAAGCAAGCACCATTGTCTTTGAACAAACTCATGGGAGTATCTGCATGATTGAACAAATCAAAACATTTTTTGGGAAGTTGCGGGGCTTGCATGGGCAACGCAAAGTTATAGTAGAGCAAGGCTTGCTTTGGAAATGCACCAAGTGCGGCTTAATTTTTTTAAACAAAAGAGAAGGAGAGAAACATGGTAGTGAAAGAAATTGTTGAGAACGAGAACGGCACAATGACAATCATTTGTGACTTTGAACCAGCAGAGATACGCGCTTGCGTTGAGGTAGGGTTTTTAAAACTGCTCAAGGATTACTTAGATGAACACGCACCATTCCATCAAGGGACTATTGATGCAAAAACCGAAACGTGAACTTACCAAGAACGGCAGAGGCGTAAGCGCCCAGTTAACGCAGAGCGAGTACGAAGAGTGGGTGAAACTTGGCAAAGGTAAATGGCTGCGGTCATTTTTGAAAGACAGTAGATTCGAGAGGAAAGCAAATGGCAATGACACCAGAAGCCAAGGTTAAGAAACAAGTCAAGGCAATCCTTGATGGGTTAGATGTATACCACTTCTCGCCTATGCAAAATGGTATGGGTAGGGCTGGTATACCTGACATCATTGCGTGTCACGGTGGCAGGTTCATTGGTATAGAGTGCAAGGCGGGTAACAACAAACCCACAGCACTACAAGAACGCGAACTCAACCGCATACTAAACGCAGGTGGTGAAGCGTATGTAATCTACGAAGAAAATATAGAACAACTACGGGAGGAATTGATATGGATGAACAAACACTCGAAAGACGACTTGCTTTGATGAACGACGAAGAGCGCGAGCACTTCAAAATGGTAATCATGTGTCTGTCCAAATGCTACGGCCCCGACCCAGACCAAGCGGTACTGCTCGTCAAATCGAAGGGGGAGATGGCCGGACTCATTACCATGAACACCGATGACATGGAAGCTGCGGCGTTACTCATCGAAGCAAATGAATTTTTTGGCCATTTAAATATGCGCGGCGCACCACCGAAGGAGGCATTTAATTGACGAAACCATTTGACAGGATACTGACCATCGACTTTGAAACTCGGTGGGACAAGCGTGACTACACGCTATCCAAAATGACAACTGAGGAGTACATACGTGATAAAAGGTTCATATGTTTCGGCGCTTGTGTCCATGAGTACGGAAGCAGCGATGACATTAGGTGGGTTGGAGGAGATGAGCTACCTGAATTCTTTTCGGGAATCGACTGGGGACGAACCGCTGTGCTTGCGCATAACGCACAGTTCGATGTATCCATCCTTGAGTGGGTCTACGATTCTCACCCAGCCTTTATATTCGACACACTATCAATGGGACGCGCTCTTCGAGGCGTGGAAGTGGGGAACAGTCTTGCGAAGCTGGCGCTCGACTTCGGACTTCAGCCTAAAGGAACGGCTGTCAACAGCACAGATGGCCTCACATCAATATCGCCTGAGATTGAAAGAGAACTTGCCGAGTACTGCACCCATGATGTGTACCTGTGTGAAGAGATTTTCAAGCGATTCGTTGTTGGATATCCAAAATCCGAATTGCGTTTGATCGACATGACGCTCAAGATGTACACACGACCGTACCTTGAGCTTGACCACAAGATGCTGATACAAGCACTGACAGAAGAAGGAGAAGCTCGTGAAGGTTTATTACAGAGACTCGGCATACAAGAAGTTGAGCTTGCGTCGAACCCGAAGTTTGCAAACATACTTCAAAGCCTCGGGGTTGTTGCCCCGACTAAGGTTAGTAAAACTACCGGCAAAGAGACCCTTGCTCTTGCGAAGAATGATGCCCTCTTCCAAGCGCTGCTCAACGGTGAACGTGAAGATGTTGCCCTCCTTTGTGAAGCACGCCTTAAAGTTAAATCAACAACAGAACGTACAAGGGCGCAACGCTTCCTTGATATTAGCCAGCGCGGTAAATTACCGGTTCCTCTTTCGTACTATGGTGCGCTCTCAGGTCGCTGGACGGCGGCAAAGGGAAGCGCAATCAACATGCAAAACCTCAAGCGAGGTAGTTTCCTACGCAAAGCAATTATGGCTCCCGAAGGGTACAGTTTGGTCGTCGGCGACCTCTCACAAATTGAACCGCGAGTACTCGCGTGGCTTTCGGATTACCATGAGATGCTTGACATCTTCAGGTCAGGTGGTGACCCTTACGCGGCGTTCGGAGCGCAGATGTTTAACATACCCGGACTTACTAAGGACTCGCATCCCGACCTCCGGCAGTCTGCGAAAAGTGCGCTCTTGGGTTGCGGGTATGGTCTCGGTTGGGCATCGTTCGCGGCCCAGCTTCTTGTGGGGTTCCTTGGTGCGCCGCCAGTCCGTTATGAAAAAGCCTTTGCCAAGACGCTAGGTGTAGATCAGGAGTACGCGCAGCGGTTCATTGACTGGGAAGACAACGTGACCAAGATGCTGGAGATTCCCCACACCTGCACCGACCAAGAGCTACTGACCCACTGCCTTGCTGCCAAGAAGATCATTGACATCTACCGCGCCACTGCACACCCCGTGGCTACCTTTTGGGATATGTGTTCCGGCCTGATTGAGTCCAGCTTATACGGCGGTAAGGTGTACAAGTACAAGTGTTTGACATTCAGCAAGGAACGTATAGAATTGCCAAACGGGATGAGCTTGCTCTACCCGCAGTTGCGACGCGAGAAAGATGATAAAGGTAGGAGCCAGTGGGTATACGGGCCAAACGCTACCAAGCTGTATGCAGGGAAAGTGACGAACAACGTAACACAGGCTGTTGCGCGTATCGTCATGACTGATGGAATGTTGCGGGTAACGAAGAAGTACCCCGTGGTTGGTACTGTGCATGATGAACAGATCGTGTTAGTACCGGATGAAGAAGTTGCTGCTGCTAAGACTTGGGTCTTGGAGCAGATGACTATGGAGCCAAGTTATATGCAGGGGATACCCCTCGCCGCTGACGGTGGTGCGCACCGTAGATATGGAGAAGCAAAACAATGACAGAACTAACACTGCCAAAGAAAGTACGAATTGGGGAGAAGTGGTACTCAGTCGAAGTTGTCGAAGCTATGCAAGACAAACTAGACATGGGGCGCGTTATGTATCTTGAGCAGAAGATTAAGCTTGGGCTACGCAACGGCATGACTGGGCGCAAGTTCAGTCTCGATGATGTCAGAGAAACTTTTTGGCACGAGCTAGTCCACGCTATTCTGCGTGACATGGAAGAACACAAGCTCAACAAGCGCGAAGACTTCGTAGAAGGATTTGCTAAACGCTTAAGTATTGCAATCAATTCAGCGAGATTCTAATGAAAACAGTAACGTGGAGCCACAGTGCCCTGAAAGACTTTGAAGGATGCCCACGCAGGTATCATGAGGTCAAGGTTCTCAACAACTTTCCTTTTCAGGAAACTGAGGCTACATATTACGGCAAAGAGTTTCATACTGCTGCTGAGTTGTACATACGAGATAGCAAACCCTTACCCCCACAGTTTGAGTACGCCCGAGGAGTACTCGATGCGCTGATTGCCAAGCCCGGCAGGAAGCTGTGTGAGCATGAGATGGGGTTGACCAAGGACTTACAACCTTGCGACTTCCACAGTAAGGACAGATGGGTGCGAGGCATTGCCGACTTGCTCATCATTGATGACGACAACCTTACAGCGTGGGTGGTGGACTACAAAACGGGCAACAATAAATATCCTGATCGCGATCAATTGAAGCTCATGTCTTTGATGGTATTCAAGCACTTCCCGCATATCAGGAAGATCAACTCAGCGTTGCTGTTCGTGGTCAAGAATGATATGGTTAAGTACAGCATGACGGTTGACGAGGCGCAGGCTGAGTGGTGGAAGTACCGCGAGCGTGTGGCCAAGCTAGAAGCCTGTGTTGCATCCGGCGTATGGAACCCAAAGTCCTCTGCGCTGTGTCCGTGGTGCCCAGTTAAAACATGTGAGTTCAATCCAAAACATTAGGAGGTAATATGGGAAGACGAGACAGCATCATTTACCGCGTTGCGCGAAAAGCATTGGCGGAATATGATGCCGAGCACCCTTTAGACGATGGCGAGTGCGAAGCGTGCGCGGCTACAAGCACTAGGCTTTATCGAGTCAGGGCTTTAGACACGTTGTTGAATGCGTTCGAGGATAAAGTGTGCGCCCTTGTTCTTGATAAAGACGTAGACGGGACGCACTATCTTGACTACGATCTTAAACAAGAGTGGGTAGAGTTTTCATTGCAAGACGATAACTGCACAGTTTTATGTGGCGACTGCCGCACGCAGTATCGCAAAGCAAGAAAACAAGTTCTTCAAGAAAGCGGCGTAATAACAGAATTGGAAATGACAAAACTTGCATACGACGCAGGCTTTACAAGAACGGATTTAATGTCGATAGGGTTACACCTTTTCAACTACACAAGGGCAGTTGAAAATTTTCATGGCATAAAGGAGTAAATGATGGCAGTAAAAAGAGACTACAAAGCAGAGTACAAGCGTGACTTAGAGACAGGTAAGTCTGGCCCTGACTCAGCACAGTCAGAGCGCCAGCGAGCACGCAAGATGTACGACAAGAAAGGCATCGACCGCGCAGGTAAAGACATCGATCACATCAAGCCGCTAAGAGCAGGTGGTAAGTCAACGACAGGTAATTTGAGACTGCGTGCGAAGAAAGCCAATCAAGGCGACAACAAATAAAACAACGGAGAAGCAACTTGGAAATCCTTGAAGACAAGGCATTAATATTTAGAACTAGAAACCCCGAAAAGTACAGCATCATTCCTAAACACAAAGTCATTGAACGTGATGACGGTGGGTACGATGTCGCTGTCTATTGGGGACTAGACGAATGTAGGGTGCTACGCAACCTCGGCGTAAAAGATGTGCCCTCGCCAATCACACGCAAGTACAAGTGGCCCGGTCGTTACAAACCTATGGCGCATCAGGTGGATACTGCAGCGTTCTTAACCATGCACCGCAAAGCGTTTGTGTTCTCCGAACCCGGCACAGGCAAGACATTATCCGCACTGTGGGCGGCTGACTATCTGATGCAACGCGGTGAAGTGCGTAGGTGTTTGGTGTTGTGTCCCTTGTCCATCATGCAGTCTGCATGGCTGGCTGACTTAAGTAACAGCATCATCCATCGCTCTGCCGTTGTCGCACACCACTCGCAGGCTAGTCGCCGCATCGAGATGATTCAACAAGACTACGAGTTCGTCATTACCAACTACGACGGCTTGAACTTGATAGCCGATGAGATCAACGCTGATGGGCGATTCGACTTAGTTATTGTTGATGAAGCTAACGCATACAAGACAGTGACAACGCGGAGATGGAAGTCGTTGAAGTCAATCATTAAACCCAACACACACGTATGGATGATGACCGGCACACCTGCATCACAGTCACCAGCAGATGCCTACGGCTTGGCCAAGATAGTTAACCCCGAGGGCGTACCCAGCTTCTTTACATCGTGGCGCGATAAGGTGATGAACAAGGTCACGCTTTACAAGTGGGCGGCAAAAGCAAACGCTGCTGATCTGGTGCATGAAGCCCTGCAACCTGCCATACGGTTCAGTAAAGCGCAGTGCCTTGATTTACCACCAGTACTGACTACCACACGCGAAGTACCACTCACGCCACAGCAAGCCAAGTACTACAACCTACTCAAAGACCGGATGCTGGTGCAAGCCGCAGGCGAGACGATCAGCGCAGTCAACGCTGCCGCTGGTGTATCCAAGCTGTTACAGATAAGTTGTGGCGCTGTATATACCGACGATAAAGAGGTGGTTGAGTTCGATGCTGCCCCACGCCTTGGCGTGTTGGAAGAAATCTTAGAAGAGACTTCGCGCAAGGTAATTATCTTTGCGTTATTCAGATCAAGCATTGATACGATTCAAGCGCACCTGACCAAGAAAAACATTGCCAACGAATGTATCCACGGTGGGATTACGCCCATCAAACGGTCGGATATCATCCACCGCTTTCAACACGAGCAAGACCCTCGCGTGTTGGTAATGCAACCGCAGGCTACTGCGCACGGCATCACGTTGACTGCTGCGGACACGGTAGTGTTCTTTGGCCCACTGATGAGCGTGGAGCAATATATTCAGTGCATTGCACGGGCTGACCGCAAGGGTCAGAACTCCGACAAGGTGACTGTCATACACATTCAAGGCTCACCCATTGAGCGCAAGATGTTCAAAGCATTGGAGGGAAAGGTAAGTGATAACTCACTTCTTACCCAAATGTTCGAGATAGAAATAAATTCATGAAAGGGGGTTGCAAACCAAACGCAAACGTGTAAACTGTCCAACCTTAGACAAACAACAGGAGAAGTAAATGAGTGAAGACTCAATCCCAATAGATAAACTGGTAAAGGTTTATCGCAAGATCAAACTTGAAATTGACACGCTGACCAAAGAGTACGACACCAAGTTGGAAGAACTTAAGTCGGCGCAAGATGAAATTAAGTTTGCGCTAAAAGATCAGATGAAGGCACTCGGTGTCTCATCTTTGAAGAGTCCCTTTGGGACTGTATCCATGCGTAACTCGACTACGTACACAACAAATGATTGGGCATCATTTAAGGAGTTTGTCCTTGAACACGGCGCAGTTGACTTGTTGTTCAAACGTATAGCGCAGGCAAACATGGCGCAGTTTCTTGAAGAGAACCCGGGGGTAGTGCCTCCGGGTCTGAACTCTGTAACGGAGTTCAACATTGTTATTACCAAACCAACCAAGTGAGTTTTATATGTCAAACATAACGATTTTTTCGTCTGCAAACGTACCTGCATTTGCTCGTAACAACGAGTTGTCCGAAACCGCTAAAGCCCTCACAGGTGGCGGCATATCCAACAGCGTCAAACGCATCTCTATCAAAGGCGGCGTGTTCCGTCTGGTAGCTGGTGGCAAAGAAGTCGCAGCTATGGATGCACGCAATCTGGAAATCATCATTGTGAAAGCTGCCCCCAAGGTCAGCCGTATCTTCTACACCGCATCCTACGATGCCGACAACATCACTGGCCCTGACTGCTGGAGCAATGACGGCGAACGCCCCGATGCTTCTTCTCAGAACAAGCAAGCTGAAACCTGCATGAGTTGCCCCAAGAACCAAGCCGGTTCAGGTCAAGGTAATAGCCGTGCTTGCCGTTACCAACAGCGCTTGGCTGTGGTGCTGGCTGACAATCCATCAGGCGATGTGATGCAGTTGACCTTGCCTGCCACTTCGGTGTTCGGTAAAGAAGAAGGTGACAAGCGCCCACTGCAAGCGTATGCACGCTACTTGGCAGTACAGAACCCTCCTGTGAATCCTGAGCAGATTGTGACCGAGATGCGCTTCGATACTAAAGCGGAGTCTCCCAAGCTGTTCTTCAAGCCTGTGCGCTGGTTGACTGACGACGAGTATGAAATCATCAAGGCACAAGGCGAGAGCGATGATGCCAAGCGTGCAGTCGTGATGACCGTGGCGCAGAGTGATGGCGTAAAAGCCAACGCTCCCAAGCTGGCAATTGCTGGCGCACGCCCTATGGGTGAGTTGACCAAGGAAGAAGACGCTCCCGCGTATGAGCCAATTGCCGCTAAAGCCAAGGCTGCGCCCGTTGCCGATGCTGACGACGAACCTGAAGTTCGTAAGGAAGCCGTGAAGCCGTCTGCTGTGCCTGCCAAGAAAGGCAAGCTGGCTGACATTGTGTCCGACTGGGACGATGAATAACTAGGAGAAGGGGGCTTCGGCCCCCGCAGTATGGCCTACTCACAAAAAACAATCGACGCGATCATGCGTGCCCCAAAGACTCAAGGCAATCAGCTTGGGCGGTGGGCGGCGCATCACAACTTTTCAGTTGTTCGCATTTCAAAAGCGTTGGGTGTGTCAAGACAGACTGTGTACAACTGGTTCGAGGGCGGCGACATTTTTCCTGCCTATGAACACCGCGTTGAAACACTTCTCAAATTTCTACAACAATCACACTCAGCAGACGAAGCATGGAGAAAAATATGTCAGCATTACAACCTCGTACCTTAAGTAACTACGAACTCATCAAGTACTTTGCCATGTATATGGGCAATAAAGATTTTGGTGCCCCCCTTGATTGGCAGTTAGAACTGCTACGCCGTTTTTCAGCTATAGCCTCTGACAATGAGTGGCCTGTAAGAGACGAACGCCAACTCGACCTGTTCTCTTAAACCCAAAGGATTCCAATGACTCCGCTTGAATTTCTAGCGGTTGTTTTGCCGTCTCCGGATAACGGGTTGTACTGCGCGGCAGAGCTAACTACAAAAAAGAAAGAACACACGTTTGTTCAAAAGATTGAGGAGATAGAGCCAACCGTAGGTAAGTGGGTTACGCAGAACAAGGACATCTATTTTGCGTTGTCCACATTTGAGAAGTCGGGTAAGCGCACAGCAGAGAACGCACGGTTCATTCGATCTCTGTTCATTGATATGGATGGGTACGAAACCAAGAAGGAAGCTGCCCTTGCGCTGGATGGGTTCCTTGCCAAGACTGGTATTGATTTACTGGGCAATCCGTATATCGTGAGTTCAGGTGGTGGGCTGCACTGCTACTGGCCGTTTACAGAAGATGTGACGGTTGGTGAATGGAAGCCTGTTGCCGAGAACTTTAAGCGCCTGTGCAGACAAGAAGCCTTGAGCATTGACATGACCGTGACCGCAGATGCGGCTAGGGTTCTGCGTGTTCCTGAGACTTTCAACAATAAGTCCAAGTACGCTACGCCGCGCCCAGTGCGCATACTAGCCGAGGGCGACACGTTTGACTTCAACGACTTAGCCAATCACATTGAGAGTCAGCTTGTGTCTCTGCCTGCGCTCCCGCGCCAGCAGAATACGCTTGCATTGCCCGGCCAAAGACCTGATGTGCCCCACACCCCCACCACGGTCAAGCTGTTTGAGAACAGTATCACGCTGTTCAAGAATATCTACAAGAAGACCAAGGAAGGCACAGGCTGCGACCAGCTTCGATACTACGCGGAGAACGCTGCCGAGGATGGCGTGGAACCTATGTGGCGCGGGTGGTTGAGCATTGCGCAGAAGTGTCAGGATGGGGAGAAAGCGGCGGTGTGGTTGACTGACCTGCACCCATACCCGCATGAGCGTATGCACCAGAAGCTGGCGGAGATCAAGGGGCCATACCCTTGCGTGAAGTTTGACTCAGAGAACCCCGGCATCTGTGACGGGTGTCCGCATTGGGGCAAAATCACCAACCCGCTGGCGCTTGGGCGTGAGACTGCGGTAGTCACCGCTGAAACAACTATCGAGTTGCCTGCTGTGGAAGGCCAAGAAGCCAAGCAACTGATGCGCCCTGAAGCACCCCGAGGGTACGCCTACGGAGTACGGGGTGGTGTATTTATGGAGAAGGAGGATACAGACGCAAACGGTCAAGTAACCAAACGGCAGATCATGCTGTTGCCTTATGACGTGTTCCCTGTGGACATCTTGAGTCATAACGGTGAACATCTTGTGCATATGCTCGCGGTGCGTGACTACAAAGTACAAGCGGTGTCGTTCCCGCAGAAAGCCATTGTCAGCAAGGACGAGACAGTTAAGGCGCTGGCACAACAAAACGTCATGGCCGCATTCGGCTCTGGCAACGACAAAAACTTATATGACTATGTGAGGGCATGTGTGGAAAAAATGAGTAGCGAAAAGAAACCAATCGAAGTACCAGACCATTGCGGCTGGCAACCAAACGACACCTTTGTATGGGGTGGAAAGATTTACTCTCCCAACAGGGAGGCCATCGAAGTGCCGATGCCCGGACTGGAGAACATCACGATGAACTCTAAAGCCGCCGGTACGCTAGAGAACTGGCGCAGGTTTATTGACCTGCTGGTGCGCAGGAAACTGTGGGATCACTTAGCCATCATTCTTGTAGGCGCTGGCTCACCGCTGATGCGCTTCACAGGGCTGCACGGCTTGACTGTTCACTGCGCCTCGACCGACTCGGGTACTGGCAAGTCACTGGCGCTGGAAGGTGCTGCATCTATATGGGGGCACCCCACCCACTACCGTACAGGCGCAGGCACTTCTCCTGTTGCGATGCAACAAAGGCTCGGTCTCTTGCACAGCAACCCGCTTATCACGGACGAGATTACCAGCAAGAACCGCGACGAGTTTGAGTGGTTCCCTGCATTCCTGCTTAGTATGACCGAGGGGCGCGGCAAAGAGCGCATGGAGTCTGGAGCCAACAAAGAACGCTTGAACCTGTCTACATGGGCAGCGATGGCGATAATGTCTTCAAACACGCATGCCGTGGACTACTTGACAGGCACACGCAAACACGCTTCTGAGGGAGAGCTTCGCCGCTTGATCGAGTACATCATGGACGAGAAGCTGGAGTGGAGT